GAGTTTGTCCAAGTATCTTCATACTGTCTGATACCAAGTCTAAGTTGCTTACCGATAAAATCTTTTGCAAGATCCGGTAGCTTCTTAAATCCAACAACAATAGCAAGACGACTAAATATCTCACTCGCTATTCTTTTAGAATCCTTATTAGCAGACCAAAGGTTGTACCATTCATTATGGTCGCGATATTTACCACCATCAATCTGAAAGGTTATTTTCTGAGTCCAATTACCGCTATCCGCTTTATACTTCTCAGCGGCAATTATCTTAGCCTCATACTCACCAGTTGGAGCAACCTCGGGACCTTTCGATTCCATTTGCTCCGCATTTTCGAAAAAATCAACATCATTAAAGTCTGACATTATGCACTCTCCTTATTTTCAATATTAATAGAAAACCCTAACTTCTCGATTAGGGCAGTTAGATTAGGTTCCTCGAATTTATCGAGTTTACCGCTACGATCTTTCGCTGTGTAACCTCCATGTATTCGTGTTTGTAAAGCCCTCTTAATTACAGAATCACCATTTTCATCAACGTCATCATAAACACGTAATGCTAAGACTTCATCAAAGAAATAAGTTATTGCCTCACCAAGAGGTTTACTTGCCATTTTAGGACCAAATAAAAATATGCCATCATTATTTTCTTTACCTTCTTTGCAAAGAAATAATACGTGCATATCTAAATCCCTAAATGATCTCATAAGACTCGTAACGGCTTCACTTACGTTCTGGTAAGCCATTCTTCCATCTTTATTTTTTGTTTTCTCATGTACCAGTAAGATCTCTGAAATCTCTGAAACTGAGTCTAAACACACGCTATCAAAGGATAGTTCGCCAGATGAAAGAGCTTCATAAACTTCTCTTAAATCTTCAATACTAGAAACCTCAATAGCAGATACATTAGGTGCATCTTTGATAGAAAGCAATCCAGCCTCCGCACTTATGACTAATACTTTGCCAGGCATACTTTGTGTTGAGTATGTTTTTCCGGCTCCCGCTTGACCATAAATGAGAAGCTTTGCTCCTTGTTGATCCACCATTTTATCTGGTGTTTTTATCTTATCTTTTAAGCTCATAATCTACCCTCCTTATATATGTGTAAAAATGAACTTGTAAATTATAACCTGTGAAACTACAATATGTAAATCATATTATTTAGGAGATGTATATGAAAAAACAAATCGACACAACTTGGCTTGCAAATTATTATTTCAGGACCAAAACTTTAGCAACAAATAAATTGAAGGAGTTAGATACGATGGGCGTTCAACCTAATCACAAAGAAAGAAAAATAGATCATTACACGTTACCTGTTTACATTAAATTTCTTGGTTATAGAAAAGCCGCAGAAGATTTCAACTGTTCAGAAGCAACATGCAAAGCCTGGAGGTATGGATATAGGCAACCGTCAATAGCACAAGCCAAACAAATAATAAGGGCTACTGAAGGAAGATTAGATTTTGAATCTATCTACGGATCTATATCGGATATATTAGAGCAGGAATAGCATGTTCCAGCTCAATATTACCGAGGATGACTCGTCCTTGGATATTGCTCTGGCTTATTATGATGATGGATATAATGTAGTACCGTTACAAAGATCTAACAAAAAACCACCACCATTTTTAAAAGGCTGGGAACAATATAAGGAAACAAGACCTGAGAGGGAACTTGTAGAGTCTTGGTTTAAAGATAGGGATAACCTAGTAGTAGCCTTAGTCTGTGGCAAGTTTGTTGTTGTAGATGCAGATTCACCTGAAGCTATGGATTGGGTAGAAAAGAATCTACCAGCTTGCCCGTTTAAGGTCATTACAGGCAAGGGTATGCACTACTATTACAACAACCCAGAAAACTACACTACGTTCGCTACAAGACGAACAAACACAACTCCTATAGAAAGATTAATTGATATTCGTGGTGTGGGTGGCCTTATTATTGCACCATACAACCGTCATGCTAATGGTCAGGTATATAAGCCTGTCATGATTCCAGATTGGAAGATCTATGACCATACAGATCTTCCAGACTTTACCGAAAAAGAATTCTTACAGATAACAGGCGTACCCAAAGTTGAGAGCAGTAAACAAACGGCACCCTTCTCATTAGATGGAGTATTGGAGGGGTCTAGAAACGATGGAGCCGCAAGGATAGCTGGATACCTTATATCTAAGAGTGTAAACCTAGAGTTTGTAAGAGTATTCCTACAGAACTGGAACAAGAACAATAACCCACCTTTACCGCAGAAAGAAATAGATTCTGTTGTAGATAACGTCAAAAAAACACATGATCGAAAAAATCAAATAGCTCCCTTATTTACACAATCAACTGAGAATATAAAAAGACCAGAAGATCTATTTTCACCACCTGGATTACTGAAGAACATGTTTGAGTTCTGTGAGGATATTGCACAAGTGCCACAACCGGAACTATCTTTAGTTGGAGCTTTGGCATTAGCTAGTGTGACCTGTGGACGTTTATATCGGACCAACATGAATAACTTTTCAAGTATGTACTTTATGGGTGTTGCAAAGTCAGGACAAGGTAAGGAAAACATCAAGACATTTATAGAGTCTGTGCTTAATGCCTCAGACCAAGAAAAGCTCGTTGTGGGTGATGGATATACATCTAGCGGAGCCGTACATTCTGTTTTGAAGATCAGACCTACCCAAATAACGATTATGGACGAGTTTGGGAAACGTTTAGAGGCAATTAGTAATGCGGGTAACACTAACAAAGAAGATGGCATACAGACGCTTATGGAGGCTTGGGGAAGGTGTCATGGGACTCTACGACCAGATAATTACTCTTTGATGGCCGTACAGGAAGAATATAAAGAGAAAATGATGAACAGGGTGACATATAAGCCAGCTATTACATTAGTTGGATTATCAGTACCTAAGAATTTCTATGGAGCTTTGAATAGCGGAAGGATAGCAGACGGTTTCCTTAACCGCTTTGTAGTAGTTGAATCTAACGAACCAAGACGTGTTGGAGATTTAAAGAAATATACAGAACCACCAACAAACGTGGTCAACTGGGTTAATTATGTGCGTAGATTGAAAGGTACATTATCAGACGCATCTAGAGATAACGCAGAGCTTGATATAGCACAAACCGTATTAGAGTTTGATAGGCAATCAGAAGAGCTATTACAAGACTTTGCAAGGGAGATAATTAAACGACAAGACATACTAGAGAAAGATAACTTAGAACCATTACTTAGCAGATCTAAGGAAAAGGCTATGAGGTTATCTTTGCTTTGTACGTTAGCTTCAAATGCAGATGCAAAAAAAATAACGGCAGATATAACCAAATGGGCTATAGATTACATTAGATACTACGACCTTATGTTTATTGAGGCTTGTAGGGATAAGGTAGCTAGTTCTGCAACAGAGTCTAAGATCAAACAAGTATTGTCATACATTAGATCTAGGAATGGTGAAGGCATATCTAAAAGAGAGGTAGACAGGCATGAACTGTTTAGAAGTATGAAGTCTTATGAAGTAAAAGAAATAATAGAGCGGTTAAAAAATGCTGGAGAAATCCAGGAGATAGAAATTAAAGTTGGGGGTAAAGGGAGACCAACCAAAAGGTTTGTTGCCGTAGATCCTAACTTCTTTGAGGAGTGAACATGAAAACACCATCATTTGAATCAATAGACGATCAAAAGAGAGAGGAGAGAGTAGCTGGATTTTTAGAAGGTCTTTGGGGAGTTAGTTGTCATAAGTTACCAGTCAGTTATTCATTAGATTACTGGATAGAATCAGTAGAAAAAAGTTATTGGTGTGAGGTCAAATGCCGCACCTTTTCTTTTGATAAGTACGATACGTTAATTATATCTACAAAGAAACTAAGAAAAGGATCTTCATTTGCATTAGCAACCGGAGTACCGTTTATTATTGTTTATGCTATGACAGACGGTTTATACATGCACGAATGGAAAGAAGATCATGTTTATGATGTAAGAATGAATATAAGTGATAACCCTACATATGATGAAGACAACGAACCTTACATACATATACCGCAAGAAGACTGGGTATGTTTGTCAGATAAACCTTTAGGAATGGACCGTAACGAAATAGGCTTCTAACCTAACCTAGAAGGCCTACCAAATAATTGTTCGTCTAATGCTAATCTATCCTCAGATAAAGGACTTAGCGTTGGCATTTGAGTCCCTGATACGTCAGGCAAAGGAATACTAGGACTTGGGACCTGTGTAGTTCTTAAAGACTGTTGTGCTTCTTGTTGCAGATCTTGTGTTTCTGATATTGTATCTTTTATTAAATCTTTTACAGGGTTAAGTAATTCTTCTATACCCGCTGCATCATAAGCACCATCCATGATCCCACCAGCAACTTCTCCTGCTTCTTCAGCTTCCATACCTAACTGCCTTACCAAAGTTTGTCTTAGTGCTTGTTCTGTCATGTCCAAGGCCGTCATGATAGATCCTTTGTCTGTCTTTGCTACTATAGAAACAAAACTTGGTGATGCAAACAATCTTCTAGCTACTGCTAATCCTAATACTGAAGGTAATACCGCTATAGGATTTAAAGCCAAGCTAGCACCAATACCAGCAGCTACCAGACCACCAGCCGCTCCGCCTCTGCCAGCTTCTTGTTTGGTTAATGTGTCTAGTTGCCTTTGGAAGTTTCTTAAACCTTGTGAAAGCTCTTTTCCAAACATAGCCTCTAAAGTTTCATCACCATAAGAGTCTAATGCTGTTTTAAGATTACCAGCCTTAAATAGATCTGTGATTCTGCCCTTGCCGTTTATGTCTATAGATTTAGATAAAAGCTTCTGCATACTGGCCTGTTGTATGCTGGTGAATACTTCAGGACTAACGGTATTTTTTAATATCTCTATGTTTGCATTTGCATTTGGCCTAAATATTATATTAACCGTTTCATCTATACCTTTGAGAGGTAGATCTGATATAGCTCTGTTAGCTTCAAGCTTCAATCTTTCATCAGATGCTTTGGCTAATTCTTTAAGACCTTGAACAAAAGCTAAACCTTGGTCACTTGCGCTTAGACCTTTTCTTTTTGTTGTGAAGTCATTAACAAGATTTTTAATATCTTGTGGTTTGATTCTTGGACCAATTTTATTAACTTGTTCTATAGTATCTCTAACAAGTTTAGCTGTATTTTTTCCTGTAGCTGTATCTGTAAACAAAACATCTAGCTTGCCTGGATAATCTCTTTCAAACTTTTTAATCTCTTTTGCAAACTGAGTAAAGTTAATTGATTCGTCTACAACATCTGTAGATGCTCTAAACGCATCAGCAAACAATCTTTTCTTTAGTTGTGACTTTAAAGTTCTTTCTGCGGTAGCAGGCTTACCTGCTTGCACCATATAGTTATCGTAGTCTTGCAGAGCTTTAAATATGTCCTCTAGATCTCCTCTTTCGCCATTTAAAATAACTTTTTTGTAAACTTCATCTGCGTTATGCGCACCCTTCTGTGAATTGGATATTATTTTTTTAATCTCTAACCTATCAAAAGGTGCCATCCTTTCTGCCGCAATTTTATTAGCCTCTCTAAGTTGTTTTATTGCGTTATTTACTTCTCTTACTGCTTGTCCTTCTAACTCTATAACGTCATCACCCAAACCTGCTGCTTTTATATTTTTAGCTAGTTGTACGTTAAACTGCTCTACACCTTCTATTTCTAGTTGAGTAAGGATACTGTCAGGCTGACCAGGTATAAATATCTCACCATTTTGACTAACTCTAGAATCATCAAGCTTACGCATGATTTCTATAATCACTTTTCTTTCTGGACTTGCTTCAAGTGTATCTCTAGAAATAGTGTTTAGTTTTGAATAAGCGTTTCTAACGTGAGCTAAATTAACTGGCCCTCCTCTGGCTACATCATTTTGGAACTCTAATAATGCGCTTTCTATCTTTTTAACAATACCGCCGTCTAACTCATCTCGGTTGTTGACACCCCAAAAATAATCAGCATCTTTGTGTTGTTTAATTAATTTAAGAGAATCATCAATATTTTTATTTATAGTATTTCTTACAACTCTATCTAATGTTTGTGCCTTCAATAATTCTACGCCTGACTTACCCTCAGTTGAAGTCAGCTGTTTGAACATACCGTCAACAGCTCTGTATTTTGTACCTAGATCAATCATTACTTCTCGTCTAGCTCTACCTAGATTGTCTTGAAGTATTTGACCTAAAGCTCCTCTGCCAGGTGCATCTGCGTAATTGCCAACTTCTATAGCATCATCTACTACATCATCTAAAAGCTTACGTAGTTGTTGTGTAACCGTTTGCTCTTTTAACCTAAGAGCCTGTAAGCTGGCTTGTACTTGTTCGTCTAGACTGCCTTTGGTTGCATCAGATATAGACTTTTGTAGTAGTGCGTTTTCACCACCAATTTCTCCAAGTAAATTATCTATCTCAGCTCTAAGGTAAGCTGCGGTTTCTTTGTCTCTTGTATTACCTAATACCTGTTCAGAAATATCTTGTAACCTACCAGGTAATTTAGCTCCTAGAGTCGCTTGTGATGCTATACCTTTGAAATCAAACTTTGCTACTCTGCCGTCTCTTACTGCTTTTGCTATTTGTCTTTCTGTTGCTTCTTTACCTAGTTGTGCATCTAGTTTTAGTATGTCTGAAGCAGATCTACCTAAAGCCATTTGTCTGTTTAATCTTAAATCTGCCGTTGGTGCATTTCTTCCTAAAAGTAATTTATATCCTAACCCAAAAAGTTCACCTATACCTTGACCGACAGAACCAAACAAAAACTCACCACCAAATAAATCTTTGAGTTCATCTCTTTCTTGTAATTGAAATCCCTCTTGATAATCTAAAGCTTCTTCTCCTGCTTTACCTACGGCTGAACCAGTACCGGCTGCAAACATTCTAGCTATACGATCTCTGCCGCCAAATAAAGATGTAAGGCCTTTTATGACTCTAGCTTGTGGCAACATAAAAGTTATTGTTC